GGTTTAGCCACCATCTACGTCGGCGAATTTATGATAGATCACTATGCCATGAAAATCAATGAATTCACAACATATGTAAAACAACTGGAGGTGTGTAAGCCGTACTCGCGCTTATACAATTGGATGTACCCATCTCTCACCGAAGACCAGGAAGCTGAAGCTAGTAGGCTTTTAGGCATCATTGGTGATGATATGGATCTCCCTGCTGAGCCAGCAGATGGAGATTTACCCATGTATCAAGAGGAACCCGGGATCTCACGTACCCGGCGCGACGCCTTTGTGGTAACCTGTTCTCAGATGGCTAAGAACAAGTTTCCACTTAACAAAAGGTCAGAAGCGAACCGTCAGGTTGTTAGGAAGTATATTTCTGACATCATGGTGGAACGTGGTATGCGTCCACAACACATCAGGGCATCTCTGGATTTAGCAGTAGCGCTAACATTCACTAGAGATCAGTATGATGTAGAGGTTGAAGCTTTTGAGTTGTCAGAAGCTTACCGTAGAAATGCTCCCCAGCAGCTCTACGGATCAACACCAGGCTGGTGGCCGTTCAGAACACGAATATCCCGTCCGGGATATTCGACAGCCTGAGGGGGCCCAATGTTCCTACCTGGGATTGACTGTGCTATTAGTTTAGCCCCCAGTCATCCTGACTTGAAGGTAGTAAAACATAGGGGCCTCACATGTAAGAAGAGAAGGACATACTTCATCTCTGGCATCTCACCAGAAGTGAACTTTTCAACTTACAACAACTCTATTGACGCTGCAGAAAGGGCAGTTAAGGAAAGGGTCCTCTTTGTTCCAAATGAGGATGGATCCTTTTCACAACCCCCACAACCAACTTCAACTGCTTATACTAGTGGTATGAGTAGAATACTCTCAATATTTAGAAAGCATGCGTTTTATGCCACCCCGATGGAGCCATTGCACTTTGCAATGACATACCAGGGTCGCAAGCAAACGCTATACTAATCTGCTGTTAAGAGTCTCGAAATGAAACCTTTTCATCCAAAAGATGCTAACATAAATGCATTCCTTAAGTTTGAGAAGTATAATTTTAAGAAAGGTAAGAAGGTTGTTCCCAGGATCATTTCTCCTCGTGGTCCCAGGTTCACAGTGTCGTTAGGTAGGTATGTAAAGCCTATTGAGAAGAAAGTTTACAAGATTGTTAACGAA